ACCACAATATACCTAAGATGACACAGCAAGAATTTTTATTATATACAAAGCTATATCCAAATAGGGTAAATGTATGGTATTCTGATACTGCCCCTTTTATTATACAAGGGATAAGTATACCGGTATTAACACCATCTCCAAATAGTGTTGATATTAGTGGATATCTACAACAAGCAAAACAGATAACAATACCTCTTACATCAGGAGGATCAACTACGGTAAACATACAATCAGGTAATTACATAAGTGTTAATACCCCGTCTACTAGTACAGGTGTTACAGAATATTTCTTTTTTACAACAACACCAACAACAATTGCTAGACCCGTACCGCAAAACATATCCCTAGGAATTGTACTAATATCCCCAGGTGTTATAGGTGTTGAATTTCAAGGAAGTCCGTATAACCTATCTGCAGGAATTATACAAGAAGCAAGAGCCTCAGAGTATATTATGCTTTCAGATAGATATAAGACATCAGAATTATCAGGGTCAAATGGATATACAGGACCTTTAAATATTGTGCAGTTACTAACAGGTTCTGCTGCAAAAGCAAGCGTTCAAGATAGTAATTATAGTAATTTGGGTTGGATAAAAGGCAGGTATGATGGTACATCTACAAATATTAACGATTATTTTGTAGAACCAGCCGTTAATGGTAGAATATTTCAAGCATCGATATACCCTGCCGGAGCAGCAGCAGATCAAATAAGATTTCAAATAACAAGTAGTCAAGTAGTATATACTGATTATTTCTACTCAGGAACAGGAGATAGACCAGGATTTAACGTTTTAGAGTCAGGATTTAGAGTAACAGGTTCACTTGGAATACCTCACCCATCTACCCAACCACCTAATACATATGTAGGATACAAAGGAAATAACTTTCTTTTTTACATTAAACCATACTCTGCTCTAGGGTACTCCCCTAACCCATTTAATCCAGGAGATGTAATAACAGTAATACTGCAAAGTTCACCTCCCACTACTACAGATCTTATGCAAGTGGAAACGGTAGGGCAGATAATTACTCCAACAGGGCCGCTTTATTCACTACTAGTAAAAAGAGGGTATGCTAATACAGGTATTGCAGACTTTAAAGCTAATCTAGATTTAGAAGTTAAAAAAGTAACCCCAGTAAAATTATACGAGCTAAAAGGAAACAGACTACAGGGACTTCCAGCAGCAAAAGTAGTAGTAAAAGAAACAGGAGATATTCTACTAGTAGATACTTTAGGATTTGTAGCCGGCTATGTTTAAATTTAAAAACAATATATTTATTAATAAAAACAAATTAAAATGGGATATTTAAGTAATCAAGTAGTAACAGTTGATGCAATTCTTACAAAAAAAGGAAGAGAGTTACTAGCAAAAGGTGATGGAACCTTTAAAATAACACAATTTGCTTTAGCAGATGATGAAATAGATTATACATTGTATAATCCTAATCATCCAAACGGATCTGCTTATTATGGCGAAGCTATAGAAGCTATGCCTTTATTAGAAGCATTTCCTGATGAAACTCAAATCATGAAGTATAAGCTTACAACTCTTCCAAGAGGTACTGCTAAATTACCAGTTCTTGATTTAGGGTATGCTGCTATTAGATTGAAACAAGGAGCATCATTAGCTATTACTCCTCAAACCTTAAACTACTTAGGAGCCTCTCAAGCTTTTGAAACTTCAGGATATGTAGCAACTATTGCAGATGCTAGAGTACTAAGTTCTTACAACGGGGTAGGAGTAAATACACCAGAAGCTACAGCATTAAACTCAACCACTACTTTGGGAACAAATGTTTCTAAAACAGTAATAGGTACTTCTATTAATTTAACTGCAACAACAGTTAATACGCTATTTGGAACAAATACACAACTACAAACCACAATTACAGTAATAGGTAGAGATTCAGGAGCTAGATTGACAATACCGGTAACTATCATAAAAGTAAATCAATAAGATATGTCATTTAAAAGATTAGACACAGAAGATATAGCAATCTCAGCTGAATCAATAGTAGCGCCAGCTTGGACTGCTCAACAAACAACTTTAAGCACAGGAAATTTTGTAACAGCTTCCTCTCAAACATCAGTAGGATCAGGTAACTACTACTATAATATATACCAAGCTGATCCAACTACTTCTACCGCAGCAGCAGTACAATTTGCTATTGCCTATGGTAATTTACAAGGGAGTGGTTCTACAGCACTTAATCCAAATGTAAGTGGATCATCTCCTTCTTCTATTAACTACGGACAGTATAGAACATTAATAAACGGTGATGAGAATACCAATTTCACTTTTGGAACAGTTACCCCGCAATCTATATTTATAATTACAGTAAATAGGGCTAGATATAAAGAAAAATTACTACCAGGGAGTTTTAACCTAACACTTACTTTCGGAAGCAATATTATTAAACTGACAGATAATAGTAGAAGTACTACAACTGTCTCTTATTTAGATTCAGGAAGAGTTTTTGATATTGTATCTGGATCAGATGGAATTGCCTATACAGGGGTTAATACCTCAGGATTCTCTAAGGATTCAGGATCATACGGTAAATTCCTACCAGATATCGGAACTATTATATTAAACGGAGCAGCATTAAGTGGATCAACCCCAGGTGGATTAGGTAGTGCTTTAACAGTAGCAGGAGGGATAGGATTACCTATTAACCAAAGCAACGGAATACCAAATAATGTTAATATAGATCAGTTCTACGGTGCACTAAAAGCAGGAGCTAATTTTAAGTTACAATCCGAAGAAACAATAGCATCTCAATACGTATTTATTAGAGTAAGAAACGGAGAGTATAACTACTCAACAAATCCATCTATCATCTCAGGTTCAGGAGATTTAAGATTTAACGTAATGGTGAACACTCCACAATCATACATTACTACAGTTGGAATGTACAATGATAATAACGATCTTTTAGCAGTAGCTAAACTTTCTAAACCTCTATTAAAAGATTTTACAAAAGAAGCATTACTAAGAATCAAGCTTGATTATTAATGAATGAGTACTTACAAAAAGTTAAATAAACAAGATGCATATATTACTACCTATAATGCTCACAAATCGTGGGCAGTAACTGGTAGTGATTTTGATAGTTACGGAATTCAAGCATCTGATTCAGCAAAGAATTATAATCCAACTTTACAGACATTAGGACCACTTGCTGCAGCACTTAACACATCGTACACTGCACAGAGTTTAGCACAATTATACTATCCTACACGATCTGCAGATACAGGTGAAATTATTTTACATTCATTTGATTATTACGACCAAACAACCCTAACATTATCAGGAAGTAGAACGTATGATAAAAACCGTGTTACAGCTGCAGATACAAAACCATATTTATTTTCGATACCAAGAAACCTATACGGAATAAATATACGTCCAGGTAGCTTTAAGATAACAGTAGATAACCCATTAACAGCAGCAACAATTATCAATGACTATGCAAATGGTGGATATCTTTCGAATGGTGGATTACCAAATCTAGCAACTACAACCGATGTAGTATTTTTAGATGACGCAGAAGGGAATATATACCTATCAGGAAGTAATCCGAGATACATAGTAGGCGATTTAATATATCCTCATGGAATGGCTATAATTACAGATGATCTTTATGCTAGGTTTTTTAATAATATACAAACACCAACTTTAGTTAATAAAGGTACTTATAAACCTTCACTAAGCTGGACAAGTACAACAATGTATTTTGATTCAAGTCACCCAATTTTTACACATAATTATCACTGTAAAATAAGAGAGTCAGAATACAACTATACCTACAATCCAACTGCACTTAGTAGTTCTTTAAAAACAGTTTATGATAGTGAAGGAAGTATTTATAGTACATCTTCTGCAGTAAATAACGGGATAATAAATAATAAGCTAACGGGTAGTGCTTTCCAACCGTACATAACAACAGTAGGTCTATATAATGATGCAAATCAACTGATAGCAGTAGGTAAAGCAACCAGACCTATTCCAAAACCTGCTAATACAGAAATGACAATAATAGTAAAAATAGATATTTAAAAATAAAGATATGGCAATCACACTAAGATCGGTAACAGGATCAGCACTTTCACTCGAACAGTTAGACACTAACTTTTCATCATTCTTCTACTCCGCCTCCATGTCAGGAAGTACTATAACCTTTTTTACAACAGGTAGTGATGGAGTAACGGTACCAACCCCTACATCAATGTCTATCTCAGTTACCACAACCTCTCCTTGGACTACCTTAACTGGTGGTACATTGTCAAGAAATAGCAATGTACAAATAACAGGATCTTTATCACAAGGATCAGGGTCAACATCATCAGGTATATATTCTCATGCTGAAGGAGCATACACTACTGCAACAGGATCATACTCACATGCAGAAGGACAAGGCTCAATTGCGTCAGGAACCGGATCACATGCAGAAGGAAATACTACACAAGCAAGGGGGGTATACTCACACGCAGAAGGAAACACTACTCAAGCAAACGGAGAAGGATCTCATACAGAGGGGTACTATGTTCAAGCAATAGCACCATATTCTCATGCTGAGGGAAGTGGTACTTTTAGCTACGGAACAGGTTCACACACTGAAGGAAATGGAGCATCAACAAACGGAGCTTATTCGCATGCTGAAGGAGCAAGTACTTTTGCAAATGGATACGCATCACATGCAGAAGGACAAGGGACTACTGCAACAGGATCTTATTCGCATGCTGAAGGGTATTACAGCATAGCATCAGGATCTTATTCACATGCAGAAGCAGATTCAGTAGCAATTGGAGATTATTCACATGCCGAAGGAAGACAAACAATAGCTTCAGGATTATATGCTCACTCAGAAGGATTTGGGAGTACAGCAGCAGGAAATAGTGCACACGCAGAAGGGTACCTTACAATAGCATCAGGAGCTTATTCACATGCTGAAGGAGAAAGTACTTTTGCAAATGGATACGCATCACATGCAGAAGGACAGAATACAAGAGCACAAGGAGACGCTTCACATGCTGAAGGATATTATACAACATCTTCGGGAGCATACTCACATGTAGAAGGATTTAATACAATATCATCAGGATCATACCAACACGTACAAGGACAATACAACCTATCATCATCAGCACAATCAGCTTTTATAATAGGTAACGGTACTGCATCAGGCTCTAGATCAAACCTAATATTTGCATCAGGCTCTCAAGTACAGGTAACAGGATCATTACAAGTATCAGGAAGTGTTATTGCAACATCTTTTACAGGTTCTTTATTCGGAACAGCTTCTTTTTCAATTGCAACAGCAACAAACGCAACATCAGCCTCTTACGCAGAGACAGCATCTTTCTGGAATGGTATCAGATCAGGAAGTGTACAAATAACAGGATCACTATCACAGGGATCAGGATCACTAGCAAAAGGACTTTTTGCACATGCTGAAGGTTCCGTAACAATAGCATCAGGAAGCTATTCACATGCTGAAGGATATGGAACCACAGCAACAGGACTTTATTCACATGCTGAAGGAGAAAGTTCAATAGCCTCAGGATATTACTCCCATGCTGAAGGTCAACAAACAATAGCATCAGGAGGAGCATCACATGCAGAAGGTGTTACTACACTAGCATCAGGAGTATATTCACATGCTGAAGGTCAGAGTACTCTAGCATCCGGACAAAGTTCTCATGCTGAAGGACTAAACACAATAGCCTCAGGATCTTACTCCCATGCTGAAGGAAGTGAGACAGTAGCACAAGGTTCTATATCACATGCTGAAGGGTACCTTACAATAGCATCAGGATCTTATTCACACGCAGAAGGAGATCAAACAACAGCATCAGGACTAGGATCACATGCAGAAGGACTAAGTACTGTAGCATCAGGATCTTATTCACATGCCGAAGGGGAGAGTACTACAGCTACCGGACAATCCTCACATGCTGAAGGGTATACTACGTTTGCAGTAGAAAACTATTCACATGCAGAAGGAACTGGAAACTATGCAAAAGGGTATGCATCGCATGCAGAAGGGACTCAGACAATAGCATCAGGATCTTATTCACACGCAGAAGGTAATCAAAATATAGCTCTAGGACCAGGATCACACGCAGAAGGATTTGGTTCAATATCTGTAGAAATGTGCTCACATGCAGAAGGTTTTTATACAGTAGCATTAGGTCAATACTCACATGCTGAAGGAAGTTATACAACAGCTTCAGGAAATTTTTCACATGCAGCAGGTAATCAAACAATAGCATCAGGATCATATCAATCAGTAATAGGACAGTTTAACATATCATCATCAGCTCAATCAGCATTCATAGTAGGTAATGGTACAGCAGATGCTAGTAGGTCAAATCTTATATTCGCTTCAGGATCTCAGGTACAGATAACAGGTTCGTTAATGGTAAACGACATTTTTCAATTAACAAGAAGAGCCTCTTTACCAGCAGCACCAGTAGAAGGAATGGTAGTAGCACAAGGATCAGCAGGATCTAGCAAACTATACTATTACAATGGAACATCTTGGAATGCATTATTCTAAAAAAAATAAACAATGTGGTTATATCAAAATAAAGAAATAAAAGAACTTACAGATATGCCCGAATCAACATTCGGGTTTATCTATGAAGTAACACATATTCCAACCGGTAGAAAGTATCTAGGAAAAAAACAACTTATTTCTGTTACAAAAAAAGCTTTAGGTAAGAAAGAACTGGCTTTAATAACAGATAAAAGAGCTAGTAAATCTAAAATAGTTAGAAAAGAATCTGATTGGAAAACCTATTATGGTTCTCACTCAGAAATAAAAGGCTTAATAAAAGAAGGTAAACAGTCGGAATTCTCAAGAGAAATTCTTACCTTTACTCCAAATAAGAAGCTGCATACGTACTATGAAAATAAATTCCTATTTATTAAAGGAGTAATAGAACCAGATTCAAATTACATAAACGATAATATAGAAGGAAGGTATTTTAGAAAAGATTTTTATGATAAAACTACTTAATCTATTAGTTGAAACAACTCAAGGCTTAAATTACCATTTAAAGCACAAACTCCCTTTATCTGAGAATATCTACAGGTATTCCTCTAATGCATTCTTACAACTATTCACTGAGGCAA